ATCAATCCGATCACAATTTCGCCGTGATACGTATTTGCCGCCGTGACGTTGTTGTTGACGTTGAATCCTGCGCCGTTTGCCGTAGCCCCTGCGCCGGAATTTGCGTGGCCGACATAGCCAGTCGTAACGATTGATCCATTTCCGATCTGCACCAGCCAAGGCGATGTGCCGTTGGTGCTGACACCTTGGAACATGATTCGCACCCGCTTCGCCGTCGAAGGAATGCCGGTGAAGTCAATTGATGTTCCAGAGGTCGATGCCACCGCAGTGCCGAGCGTGATGCCGCCGCCGCTGAACTTGTTAATCTTCACCTTTTTGTGCGCCGATGCCGAGGCATCCCACACCAGCGCGAAGTCGGCGGAAGTGTCCGGCGTCGTGTCTTCCGTCAGGCCGTTGACGTCGGCCTTTAGGTTTCCGCCCGTGATCTGCACGCCTTCCGTCACTGCGATCTCTTCCAGCGCTCCCGTGCCGGCAGTGGTGCGCCCGGCCAGCCGTGCCGTGGCGATGGTGAGGCCGGACCCGGTGGCGGCCCCGGAAGCTGCGGCGCCAAGGTTCGTGCGCGCCGTCGCCGCACTCGCCAGATCGGAGAGGTTGTTCGAGGCCAGCAGCATGCCCAGCGCGGCGGTGCCGAGCGGGCCGATGGTGATCCATCCGCTGTTTGCCGCGTTGCGGATCTTGAGCTGGCCGGCGGTGGTGTCGGCCCACAGCTGATAGGCCACCGTTACCGTCGGCTCGGTCGTGCCGCTGCTGTTCGAGAACAGCGCTGCCAGCGCGTTGTTCAAGTCGGCGCGAAAACCCGCGCCGGCCTGGTCTGCTAATACCTGGTCATGTTGTGCCATCAATATCCCCTGGCGATGTAGTCAAAGGTGCGGGCAACACCGCTGCCGCCCGCGTTGAAAAACTGGATGTCGAAATCGGCATCGGTCTTGCTGATCGTGTAGTAGTCGCCGGTCGCCATGCCCTGCGCGGTAATGCCTACGGCCGGCACGGCATAGAAGGCGGCCGGGAAGGTGACGGTCATGCCGCCGCTGGCACATGCGATGTCGTTGTCGCTATAGAGCCGGTCCGGCATGTCGACGGTCACGGAGAGCGCCGCCACGGCTACGTTGTGCGTCTGCTCTACGCGGCTGGCCAGCAGGCGGAACTCGAAGGCGCGCGCCGTCCAGTCGCCGGTCACGAAGGGCTGCCAGGCGGACCACGCCGGCGATCCGGCCGGGTTGTCGTTGGTCGTGCGCACCTGCAGCTGCACCGTGGCGTCGGTGATATTGCCGCCATCCACGCTGCTCCACGCATCGACACTGCCGCGGCTGTCGATCAGGTCGCTGGCGTCGAAGCCATAGGCTTCGATGGCGGCGGTAAGGCGGCTGGTGAACACCGCACCGAGATCCACCGTGCCGTCAAACTCATAAATGCCGCTTTCCGCCACGCCGCCCAGCGCGCCGATGTAGGGCCAGGTGTCGATCGGGTCCGTCATCTCGTCGATGGTCAGCGCGCTGTCAAGCATCAGCGCCGTGCCGCTCGGGCTGCTCGAGAACTCGGCCACGGCCATCGCGGTTTTTACGCCCGCGAAGGCATCGTGCTCGGTCACCGTGGCCACCGCATTGCCAGCCAGCACGCCCGGTGCGTCGGTAGTGATCAGCGCCGCCGCCGTCGATTCATAGCCCGAGGAATCCACCCACTTGGCCATATAGGTGCCGGCCAGCAGCGGCAGCACCACGCTGCTCGCGCTGCCGGGGATGGCCGGGCCGATGTCGATGCCGTTGCTCCATTCCGCCGTCTGCCCGGCCGCCGCATGCCGCATGCGCAGGATGCCGCCCACCACCACGTCGAGGTCGGCCGCCGGGTTCCAGGTGAGGTGCGCCGCGCCGGCAATGGCCGCCAGCGCAAAGTTTTCCACGTTGCCCGGCGGCGCGGTCTTGCCGTAGATTTCCTGCACGATGGCGGTGGCCGCCGAGCGCCGGCCGATGGCGTTCACCGCCACCACCGAGAAGGTATAAACCCCCGGCTCGATACCGTCGATGCTGCAGGTGGGCACGGTCACATCGCGGCTTTGCAGGTTGTCGCCGCTGCGCTGCCAGGTCACCGAGTAGTAGGGCTGGCTGCCGCTCCACGACAGGGTGGCGCGGTTGCCGACCACCGAGGGTGTTACCAGGTACAGGCTTTCGGTGGCCACCAGCCCGATCACCGGGTCGGGGTTGGTGCTGTAGCTTGAGGTCGGCAGTGGTTCGAGGATCAGGTTCTGCTCGACGGCGTCGTATTTGTCGGCGCGGTGCGCCAGCGCGGTGATCTCCAGCACGCCGCGCTCCACCTCGACCATGCCCACCACGCGCCAGGTTTCCGGCAGCAGGTTGGTGGCGGCCAGCACCCAGATGGCGCCGGCCTGCGGGGCAGTGGTAAAGGCGGCCACGGTCAGCACACTGGCGCTGCCCGGCGCATTGCCCACGGCGCGGGTTTCCAGCGTGCCGGCCGGCAGTATGGCCGATAGGGTGTAGGTCTGCCCGGCTTCGATGGTCACCGCCGCGTCGAGGGTGATGGCCGTGGTGGTGGCCGACACCACCCGGCCGCCAAAGCGCTGCCCGGCGCGGGCCGCGTCCTGCGTCTGGATGACGCTACCGGGGCCGAGATAGATGCCATCCATGCCGGCGCGGAAGCTGACTGTTTCGGTTTCCAGCCGCTCGGAGTAGAGCATCCACCGGCCCAGCCGGTGCGCCTGCCCGCGCGAGGTGCAGCCGGCGGCCAGCACTTCGGTTTCCACTACCCCATAGAGCGCAATGCCAGCGGCGTCTTCCACGTATTCGATCTTTTGCCGGTAGTGGTCGGCCGGGTCGTTCCACGACACCAGCGCCACCGTGTGGCGGGCCTTGATGCTGGAGCCGGCGTAGTTGAATATTCCGTCGACCACGTTGGCCGAGGTGAACAGCATTTCGGCATCCGAAGGCTTGTCGGCATGGGCGGTGATGCTGCCCGAGGCCCACCAGGCCAGCCCACGGAAGATCGAGGCCATGGTGCTGATGACCGTGTAGGCTTCCTGACGCGTCTGCAGGTAGAGGTTGCAGGTAAAGCGCGGCTCTTCGCCGCCAAAGCCATCCGGCACCATTTCGTCGCAATACTGCGCGATGTCGTAGAGCGCCCACTTGTCGATCTGGTCGGCATCGATGAAGGCGCCGAGGCCATAGCGCTCGCTGGTCACCAGATCGTAAAAGCACCACGCCGGGTTGTTGGTCCAGGCCACGGCAAAGGTGCCATCCCACACGCCGGCATAGGCGCGGGTGATCGGGTCGTAGTTGCTCGGCACGCGCACGCGCAGGCCGCGGATATGGTAGCCGCGGCGGGGAATGGTGCGGAACTGCGAGGAATCCACCCGCACGCCGACGATGGCGCTGTTTGGATAGCGCAGCTTGGCGTCGATGATCTCGGTGTAAGACTCGAACCAGGTGGCGTTCTGCACCGTTTGCGTGGTGCTGTCGGCCGTCAGGCGGCGCATGCGGATATCCCACGGGCCGGTGCCGGTGAGCGGGATGCGATAGGCGCGCTGGTATTTGCTGGTGGTCTTGCCGCTGATGGTGTCGGTGCCGGTCCACTTGTAGGCCGAGGCGCTGCTGATCGACAGCGTGCCGACGCCGGAGGTAAGCACCACCTGGAATTCGTAGGCGGCTTCCGCCGGCAGCGAAATGGTGGTCATGGCCGAGCCGCCCGGCGCGGCCATGGCGGTGGTGGCGGCCAGGTATTCCTCATAACTCACGGCCACGTTGTCGGTGGTGCCGTCGCCATTAACCACCGACTTGTAATAGGTGTTTTCCGACCCCGCCCAATAGGCCGGGTCGGCCGCCACCGCCGCCGCGCCGGAAAAGACGCCGCTGCCGAACTGCACCCACGGGTCGGCGCTGCCCTGCAGCCGGTAATCGGCGCGCCAATAGGCATATTGTGTGGCGCCGCTGGCTTCGCCCACCCAGGCAATGCCGATGTCGGCGCTGAGAATGTCGGCGGCGGCACTGTTCGCCGTCAGCCCGGCCACGGCCATGGCCACCGACTCGGTTCGCAGCTTGGCATCTTGCCAGCCGCCGCCGTCGTTCTGCACTTCGATGCCGATGGTGACCGAAGTGCCGGAGAGGTCGCCATTGGTCGGGTTCTGGTAGGTGAGATGCGGAATGCTTACCGTGACCCGCACGGCGTTGATATTGGGGTTGCTTATCTGGCGCACCACGGATGCGGCGAAGGTCACCTCGGTGCTGACCGCCACTTCGTTTTCCACGGAGGGAAAGCCGGGCAGGTAGGTTTGCGCCTGCGTGCCGGTGCGCGAGTCGATGGTAACGCCGCTGAAATTGCGCGTGCCGTCGCTGTTTTCGATAGGCGTGTCGTCGAGATAGACGCCGCGCAGGCCACCGACCAGCCCTTCGATCTCGCCTTCGCTGACCATGTCGAGCACCTGGGCGAACTGCTGGCTGCGCAGGCTGTCCGGCGACTCAACGGCCACGCGGGCGCTGCCGCCACCGCCGCCTTTGCCGCCACCGCCACCAGCGCCGCGAAGCAAGTGCCCTTGGGGTGCGCCGCGAATGATCTGGGCGGTCATGCGGCCACCTGCTCGGTCGTAAGGCCGGCGCTGATGACCTGCGAACCGACCAGCAGCTCGCCGTAGCACACCGGCACCGGGTTGCCCTGGGCGGCGGTGTTCACCGCGCCATCGAAGGCATAGGAGGGGCGGTTTTCCGCCCGCTCTACGGTGCTTTCCCCTGTTTTTGGCGCCTTTGTCAGCATTTCGGCAGCACTGCCAAGCATCATCGAAATGCCCATATTCATCAGCCATGGCTGTCCGAATATGTACCCGACAATGGTCATAATTGCGCCCGCTACAAAACGAAGCCCCGGCCCGGCACCAAAAACGAGAGGAATGATTCTGAAAACCTGATGGCTGGACGAAACCCCCCAGTCGCTTCCATCGCGTGCTTCCTTGCCTACAAGCACTCGATAATTGATTGATTGATTCTGCCGAAGATACTGCCGCAACCCTGGCAGCATGAACTGCAGCGCCCGGATCGCTTCGGCAGGGCTTTGGACATCCAGCCGCCACACCCGGCCGAACTTCTCGCCGAGGGCGCCGTAGAGCCTGATGGTTTTCATGGCCGCACCTCGCCACACTGCCCAACATAGCGCAGGTAATGCGTGGCCGCCTTGCGCCAGGCGCCGCCCCACACATCGCGGCTGCTCAAGCGCCCCATGCAGTGCTGCAGAATCTGGTTGTGGCCGATGTAGATGCCGCCGTGGTTGGTGCGGTTTGCGGCGATCTGCATCAGGATCACGTCGCCCGGCTGCAGCTCGCGTTCGCTGATCTCGGCAAAGCCGGCAGCGGCGAAGTTGTCGCGGTAGAGGTCGCCGCCGTCGTCCTTCTCCCACCAGCGGTCGGCGCGGGCGTAATCCGGCAGGGTGACGCCGCGCTCGCGGGCATACCAGTCGCGGATCAGGCTGTAGCAATCCAGCACGCCATGCACGAACGGGCGGCCGACCATGGGCGCCACATAGCCGGAAGGCTCGGTCACCGTGTAATGCCCGACCGGGTAATTGACGATCAGCCAGGGCACGCCCAGCGCCTCAATGCCGACAAGGTCGGCCATGGAAGGCGACGGCGACAGGTTCACGTGCGAATGCACCACGGCCACCACCGTACCCATGTCCTCTGCGGCGGCGTAGTCGGCCGGATCGAACAGGAAGACATCGGCCACGCCATTGCTGGCCAGCAGGTTGCGGCACGGCACATAGCGCAGCTTGCCCCGGCGCACCACGGCCACGCCGCAGCACTCTGCCGGCGCACAGGCGGCGGCATGCTCGCGGATGGCGGGGAGGATGGCGGTAAAGTCGGTCATCATGCCGCACGCCTCCGAACGGTCGTCTCCGGGATTCCGGTTTGCCGCGAAACCTCGGCAACATGGGCAGTCACCCCGGCAAGCGAGACA